ATATAGCTTGTACTTTCAGAAATTTTGATAATAGTATTCTGTGTACCCATGTCAGACAAAATACCTGTAATATCGTATCCATTGTGGCTAGACACATCGATGAATAGGTCGTTTTTTTTCATTTGTTTATTTTCCTTTCGTTTTATGGCAATGCATTAGGCCATTGCTCCTTCATCATTGTGCATGATGTAGTATTTTGGTTTTTCGGTCGGACGAGAACCTGCAATTCCATTGAAAATCGTATTATTAATGATTTTGATCATTTCTATTGCTCCTTCCACGCATCATTCATCTGTTTAACTGCTGACTCAACAAATGTGTCCAAGTCCTTGTCAGTCATGCTAATATTGTACTTGCTAAGCTCTGTACGGATTTTAGTTCGTGCTTGCTCTAATTTTTCTTCACCCTTGTATCCAGTTTCAGAAGTGACTTGCTCAACAGCATTGACTGCGTTCTTGGCAAGGATTTCAGCGATTTTTACCGCTTTTTCTCCGCCTTTTCGTAAAAGATAATCTTTTACTGCTTTTACGATACTGCCTGTTGCCACTGCTAAAAAGCCTGTAGCAAATGCAATAATGATTTCGTTAAATTGTGACATGTGTTATTCTCCTTTGTTTTTGTCGTCATCGTTCTCAAGCAATCGTTGAAATGCTTTCAAGATTGGCTGAAAAAGAATGACATTTCCTTTTAATTTGCGATAATTTTCAACGAGCGATTGAAATGTGAATGCGATGTACCCGAGATAAATAGAGTACAAGAATGCGAAGCCTGTCTTCTCGGGCAATAGGACAGACATTGGAATAAGGATCATCAATAAGAGAACCCCTAAAATCTTTCGAAGTAGCCCGTTGATACCAATTTTACTCTTGTATTCAATATCAGGATTGACAATCGCAGCAATAGTTCCTGTCACAAAATCAATAATTTCCATTGAAACAATTAGAGCTAGAGCATACAATACCAAACCATCTTCTGTTTGGATGAGGCTTCTAAAAAAATTGAAAAATTCAATATGCATATCCACCTCCTACTCTTTAGGTTCTACCGTTGGATCCGTCCAGTCAGGATTGCCCTCTTCATCAAATTTCATGATGTAGAACTCCTGATTAAACAAATCTGTTACGTTGATTGTTGTGGTTGTCCCACCCCACTGGTTGAACGCCCAAACGGTTTCAACATCCTTGAATTGGCGACGGCCATTTACAATCACAGGACGTTTTTGAACATCACGATACATATAGAAGTCATTGCTTGCATTCTTGCAACGAATGAATTCTCCGTTTTCTTTCATGTAGCGCAAAGCGGTCGCAAGATCAAATGGTTCTGTGATTTTTGTAAGGTCTAGCAAGTTATCTGTGTTTTGAATTGTTTCTGCCATGTCTATTCTCCTTTGTCTGCTGGTTTAGTTTGTTCATCAAGCAGAGCTTCCAGCTCCTCCACTCGTGCTTGAAGTCTTTGATTCTCTACTTCTTTTTCCCTTAGTTGAATCTTCAACAGATTATGTCTGAGCATTAATGCCTTTGAATCAACTAACATGTCATCAAGTGTCATGCTTAGGACTTGGTTAAGCTGTTCTTCGTTCATTTTCTAAATTCTCCAATCTGTGTGTTAGTTTTCTATTTTCAAGAGCAAGCTCCTGAATTGCTTTTAGTGCGATATTTAATAATCTAAAATCATCTAATGCTAAAGTTTCACCTTTCTTATAGACCAGTGAACTATCTATTTTTTCTACATCTTGTGCAATCAATCCGACATTTGTATAAGGTTTCTTATAGCCAAATTTATCAGTCTTCCAATCAAATTCTTTAAACATCAATTTTTGTACAAAATCTAACGCATTATAATGCGTATCACCAATGTTAGTCTTTAAATTTTTGTCAGATGTAGACCCATCAACACTAATCCACCATGTTCCACTTTTACCAGTCCCATCGTCGACATAAAGCTGGTTACTTCGAGGATCCCAGCCAATAAATCGAATAGGATATAGATTTCGAATAGGATTTTGATATTCAAAATTCGATATGATAGGAACTCCAGAAACAGGAGAACCATTATGCAGATTACAAAGTGACACACGCCCCTTGACGGTAAGCAGTATATCTTCTGTATTGTCTCCAATAATGTTTCCACCATTCCAATTTGGAGAATTGTAAATAAACATTCCTTTAGGGATTTTTCCAAAATTCCTACCAAACAATTGAACACCAATTCCCTTATTTGCACTATAGGTCTCAGGGACGTTGATTTGAAGGCCACCTTCTTGAGTAGGTCTCAAGAATCCATTATCACCAATAGTCATTCGACTATTACCTGTTATCGCGGTCCCGTTGATTTCAGTACCTCGGATAGTCCCCCCGTAGATACGGTCACCCTTGAGAGTACCTGTCACAATCTGAGAAGCATCTATTGTTACGGCATTCAAGGCATTTACAAATGCTCTGCTTGCTACTAATTTGCTAGTGATGATCTCGTTTGAGACCATTCTATTTGCAAGAGCCTCGTTGAATACCAGCTTATCCGCCGTGATGGAATTCGTCCGTATGACATCCGTGTTCAGAGTCGCGAACGTACCCTCACCAACAAATAATCGCTTGAAGTAACCGTCAATTGCAGTTAATTTATCAGCCAGAGTATTCCCCTCAAGTCTGATAGTCTCTGCTTTAATTCCTACATTTCGACCTGCTAGATTAAAACCAGCTATGATTTCGTTGACACTGTTTTTATTATGGACTCCCCACGAACCAGCAAGCTGTCTTTGAACTGTCTTCAGACCTTCATTCTTAGATACCTCAACCTGGAACAGCTGATTTGTCATAGCCATTCGGGCTACCTTGTCAGCGATGCCGTTCTCAGAATTTCCAAGAATCCGCTCATAGAGTTGGCTAGTTTCCTTAACTCGCTGGAAGTCTGTTTGGTTAGCCTTACCAGAAATCAATGAAGTGATTTCTGTGAATCTGCCATCAACTGCATTTTTGTAGGTCGCAATCTGAGTGGCGATTAAGCCATTTTTGGGGTTGGTAATAGCTTCAAACTTGCGTTCAAGACCTCTCACATCTTCTTGATAAGTAGCCTTACCGACGAAATCACGATTGACCAGCTCACGAACTGCATTAGCTTGACGAGCACTCTCCTCGCGGGCATAGCGTTGTAAGACATCCTGTCGCTGACCGTCTTTATTTACATATTCCTGAATAGCTGATAAATCGGTTCGCAAGCCCTGAGCTGTCCGCTCGAAGGTAGCCTTAGCTTCAGTGATAAGCCCATCAGTGTCCTCAACCGCTGGACTCCAATCTGTCGCTAGAGTACCTTTTTCAAATTTAATCCTACGCACAGAATAGTTATTGTTTCCAGCGTAATCGTATAAAGCCATTTCTCCCCTCGAATAACGAGGGTCGTCGTTCGAAAAGATAACTGGACCTGTGAACGTGAACCGTTGCCATTCTTTGCTTGGAGTGATATTTGCACTAGCTTTCAGACCGAAGCGGTTATTTTGATAGTGATAAAAAAGTAGAGGGCGAATTTCGCCACCTTCATTAATTTTTAAATCAAACGATAAAGTCCATGTTTCACCTACATTTTCTTGAGTAAGGTATGGATGTAAGGGAATGGAGAAGAAACGTGTACTTGTTCGAATCTTCTCGGAGTCTCGATAATAATTCCGCCCGCCGACCTTCATTTTGGCAAATGTCTGCGTAAGTCCATCGATGTCCTGTTTAACCTCTGATTTGGTCGCAAATCCATTCATCTGGCCAGTCATTCGACTAAGAGCCTCTGTGGTCGTTCTGCGATATTCTGAAGCTTGATTGACTTCACTTGTGACCGTCTGTTTCAGAGCATCCAAATCACCCGACAGAGCCATCTGTGCGCTCGTAGACTGTCTCTTAAACTCTTCAAGTTTGGCAACAGAATCCAACCCAATCCGCTTGGCTTCTTGAGCGAGTAAGCTGCTTGTGCCAGCGTTTCGCAACGCTTCTTCAGCCCTGCGCTTGGCTTCTTGTAGAGGGCCACTGTTAAAACTGCTAAAGCGCTGGTCGATAGTGTCAGAGAGTTCTCTTTTAACTTCTTCAGCTTTTGCTTTGGCCAGTTCAATACCGTCAGAAATTTCCTGTCTAAGCAATCCAGCCTTATGATCGAAGTCTAAGTCAGCATTTTGAAGAGCCTTTTCAAGGGCGACTTCTTGTGCAGATTCTGTTACTCCAAGGATGGCATCAGCTGCGCTAGATAGCCCACCAGAAGCTCTAGAACCACCAGTTCCTGCCTTATCATCGAAAGTCAGAGAGATGTACTCTTCTTTTAAGGCATCAAATTCATAAGCAATAGCTTTCTTGAATGCATCGACATTGTGTTTCCAGCTCTTAAGGTTGACCGTATCCCCCATGTGAACAACTTGCCCATCAAGTTCATAGGCTTCAATCTTGATAGCATCGGAGACCTTGTCAATGCCCTCATTTGAGAACTTAGCCTGTGCCCACTTCTGCAATTCTTCAACAGTCTTTGCGTTGTTGTTCTCATACTCTTTTTCATTGATATAAGGGTATGAGTTGATAAGAGGACTATCAACAGTCACTCTGATGATCGTTTCCTTTTCAGCACCTTCAGGTTTAAAAGTCGATTTGGCATGGATTCTTGTGACAACATTCTGACTATTTCTTGTGCGTTGGTAATCCTTCAGGTTTTTGTGCGTTGTAATAACAACACCACGATTCTCACCACGACTCTTCTTGATAGTCATTGCAAAGTTATCACGAACCAGCTCGCCTTCCCATGTTCCGACAATACTATGCTTGCCGTCCAGCAATACAGAGTACAGAGTTTCTGTTTCAGTCGTGTTGAAGGTCCTACGATCCTGGATATCGCTATTGAAAGAAAAATCCCCCAAAGCAGTTTTGGTGTTTTGAACCATGCGAGAAAGAGCCATGCCACAGCTCTGACTGGTCACGCTCACCGGTGTGATAGAACGTTGCATCACATCGTCGGAAATGTGATAGGCTGTAATTTCCAGATGGTCATTGTTCTCCACAGGTTTCTTGATGCGAAATAGCTGCGCACCAAGAACAGGAGTCGGCGCTTTTATCAGCATATCTTCTTGGATGAGCTGATAAATACCAGAATCAGAAATAGGATATTTCACAGTTAGGGTGAAATCGCCATTCATGGTTTCTTTCACAATCGCCGAAGTCGCTTCATGAAGTGGCTCCCCGTTCCATCGAACGGTTCTTACATCTTTATTAAGTAGATAAAGCAATTATGCCCACCCCCAAACCGTTTCGATTTCAAGCGATTGAATACCTGGACCCAAAACAACCCCAACATTCCTAAGTTTCGCTGGATCAACTGTGATAAAATCACCTGACCATTTCACTGGCTTCCCTGTTGTTGTTTTAAAGCTAGGATTGTCAGGATTATTGACCATCACAAGCGACTCAGTGAGTCGTTCAAGACGGATGACCTGACCAGCGATTGTAAACGAAGTCTCAACAGCGCTCTGGCCAACAATTGTAATTTTAGGAAAAGCAAGAGCAGAACCTTGCACGGTTAAAGTTCCACTTCTTGTCAATCTCTGTGTATCGGTGCCTTTAAAGTATTTTGTAGGGTGGCAAGTGAAGGTTGCTTTGGTCATATAAAGACCAGGTTGTACTTCTTCAAGGTCGGTCACATTGACCTTATAGCACCAAAGACGAGTTGTTTTGACTCGCTCACTCTCTAGCCAGAACTTTTCACGGATAAACAGACTCATAAATTGGTTCATCTGTTCTTCAGTAGGTTTGACCAAGTAAATCGTATAAGGTTTCTTGACCAGTTCCCTATGCTTGTTTGTCTGAACGATTGCTCCACTGATACCACCATGCTCCAAGAGAGCTGTCTTGCTCTCTCCCAGAGAAATTGAGGGAGAATCATGGACAATGACCTTAAAAGGAAAAGACGATGTCCTCACACCGTCAATCACAAGCTCATTATGCTTTATCATGCAAACCCTCCTCTCAATTGTGTCTTACGTTGCAATTCGTCAGCAATCCTCTGCGCTACCTCATCAGCAATCCGTATAATGTCAGCTTCTTCTCTGACGGTATTGCCAGTGATAGTGATATTGATTGTCGGTGAAATTCCACCCATTGTCTGAGCAATACCTCGACCGATAGCACCAAGTGTTTTGTCATTAAGTGGTAACACTGCTTCATTACCAGCTTCACCGCCAACCATCATGTTATTTCCATTCATTCCAAAGATGGTTGGCTTGGTCATGATACCGCCTTTGGCGTACCATTCAATTCCAATACTTGGAACACCTTGACTCAACCAATCTAATGGATTGGCCGACCCGCTTACATGAAAGTGCGGTAGTGGGATGTGTGGCCAACTGATACTGAAGTTAAACAATCCCTTGATAGCTTCAATAGCTGAAGATACAGCATCTTTTGCACCATTGATAGCTCCTGAAATAGTACTCTTGATACCTTCCCAAACACTTGATACTGTACCAGATATACCATTTAACACATTTGAGACAGTATCCTTGATACCGTTCCAAATATTTGAGACAGTTCCTGAAATGCCGTTGAGAATATTTGAAATGTAGCTCTGAATGGCTGAGAAAATAGTCTGAACAATGCTTTGAATAGCTTGCCATACAGTAGAAAACACTCCCTTGATAGTTTCCCAAGCTCCTGACCAATCACCAGTAATGATCTGCATAACTGCTTGGATAATACCAAGGACAACGTTTATTGCAGTCTCAACAACGGTCTTGATGATTTCCCAAGCTGTTGTAATGACAAGTTGGATATTATCCCAACCAGCTTGAATGAGTGGACCTAAAATTTCCAGAATTGTGCTTATAACCGTATAGATAGCATTCCAGACAGTCTCAGCACTTGTCCTGATAAGTTCCTGATTCTCCGTCCACCAAGCAACAACCGTTCCAAAGATACTCATGACAAAATTAGAAATCTCTGATACAACTGCATTGATAACCTCAAGAATCGCATTCCAAACGGTCGTGACCGCATCTCGAAAACCTTCGTTAGTTTCCCAGAGATATTTTACAATAACAATAATTGCTGCAACTGCAGCAGCAATTGCAATAGCTGTTCCAATAATTGGCAATGCGGCAATTATCATTTCTCCAATAGATATTTTTAAAAACTCAGCAAGGGCTTGCAACGATAAGAATATGGGGGCTATGATTCCTACAGCAGTCACAACTGTTCCTAAAATAACAACAAAATCTTTTACTGGAGCAGGTAAGGAACTGAATAGCTCAGCCACACCCTTCACAATGCTTGCCAATGTTTGAAACACTGGAATCATCATTTCTAAAAGTGGCTGACCTATAGCAGACAATGCATTGGTTCCGGCTTGTTTCAGATTCCCCATCACATTTTCTAAGCCGTCTGATTCTCTTGCAGCCTGTCCAAGTGCTCCTGAAAGTTTATTCCCGTCTTCAACCATCTGAAGCAAAGTCAATTGCTTCTGCGCTTCGCTCAAGTCCTTGAATGACTTTCCGTACAATTTATTTGCAGCGGCATTCCTAGTTGTCTCTGTCGCAGAGATACCAAGAGCCGCATCGTTAGAAAAGTTTCCTTTTAAAAAGGATTGTAGGCTTTCTGTCACGCTCTCAATGGACTTATCATAAAAGGCTGCACCATCTGCTGCTGCCCTAGTCGCACGAGAAGTTAGATCCAAAGCTTCGGAAGTATTCAACCCTGAAGTTTTAGCAAATGAAGCCATCTGAGTAAATGACCCTTGTAAACGCTCTGGGACAATATCCATTTCCCGACCAATAGCATTCAATGCTTCTCTTGCTTGGGTTTCCATATCTCCGAAAACAGTAGTAAATTGAGCATTACTAGCTTGCATTTGAGCAGCCGCTTCTAACGCTTCTTTCCCTACTTCCACAAGCTTATCTGAAATAGCACTCAACTTCTCACTAAACTGTTGAAGTAGTTCTGCTCTTAAATTTCTTGAGATTTCACTTAAACTTTCTTGAGTGCCATCAGCAGCAGACTTTGTTCCCTTCATCTCATCATTGAGATGATTAAAAGCAGTCTTAGCCTGATTTAGCTCAGCTTCCATCCTGTTGGCTTGTGTGGAGTTCTCACCAAATTCTTTTTTGGTAATTTCCAATTGCTGTTCTAGATTAGAAATTTGTTTACTTACAATCTCAGACTGAGCACCAATCTTTTTCTGGGCAAGAGCATTTCTCTCGGCTTCACTAGCATTAGCGCCTAGCTGACTTTCTTGCAGTTTGAATGAGCTTGTCACCTTTACCATCTCTGAAGCAAGTTGACTCTGCTCATTTTGCAACTCTTTTAATTGGTTCTTGTTGTTCTGAGTAGCACTCCCATTCTCAGTAAGCGCCTGGTTCACATTTGCAAGCTTACCCTCATATCCTTTTAGGACGTTTTGAGTAACTTCTACCTCACGTTGAAAAGCACGGTACTGGTCAGCACCGATATCACCATTTTTGAATTGCTGCTCCACCTGAGACTGAGCTTGTCTCAAGGTTTCTAGTTTCTCTTTGGTCGTCGAAACTTGCTTTTGCAAGACTTCTTGCTTCTGAGTCAGGAGCGTTACGTTCCCTGTATCAAACTTCAATGCTTTGTCAATCTGTCTTAACTCCTGACTTGCATCAGTAGCAGCCTTATTGACATTTTTCAGGGCCTTTTGTAAGGGCTGCGTGTCGCCATCGATTTCAATTTTGATACCTTTGATATTTCCTGCCATATTTCCTCCTTTCACAAAAAATAGAAAAGCGCTGAGAGAACTTCTACGACTGATAGCAGTTAGGACAATGAACTTGACCTCAGAATCGCTCTCTCAGCACTCATTTTTTCTTTAAAAACTGTCAAAATCAGCTTGTGTGGCTTTCCGTTCGCCACCCTTGTCCTCACTCCGTAAATTCACATAATCCGTCTGATAATCCAGCGCCATTCCGATCGAGATGTGTTTTAGATCATCGATAGACAGACCAGTTTCTTTACAGCAGGATAAGTAGGACTCTACTGTGAAGATTTCTTCACTAGCTGATTCTGATTCATCTGGTGCTTTTTTGTCGTCATGCTCGCATTCAGCATTTCCATCAGAACGGGCCCAACTTCCTGAATCGGAAAGACTTCCATTTCCATGAAGAATTGTTCATAAGGCTTGATGTGCGGATTTGCAGATTTAGCAAAGGTCCAAAAAAGACGGTTGAAAAAGGTCATATCAAACTCTTCTAGCATTGAAATGTCAATGTCAGTCGCTGTCAATTCTTTTTCAGCTTCCAGCTTGTTCAATTCATTCATGAATGATTGATTTTTCAACATTGAGAACAAATCTTGAAAATAATCTTTCCCAAATTGTTGCTTGTAGGCGATAGGAGTATAACCATTAGTTCCTAACTCATACTCCTGATCGCCAACCAAAACGATTTTACGCATAGATTTTCTCCTTAAGCCGCCACCGCAGTAGGTTCATACACTTTCTTAAACCAGTTGTCATAAATTTCCTTATTATCAGCTGATGTGATAGAACGTTTAACAACTGAATCCAGAGGACGAGGACTTGCTTTAAAGCCAAGTTCACGCTCGTTGACGTTTGTACCATTTTTGGTTTTTGAGCCATTGCCTGGACGACTCGCTGAACAATAGTAAAGGACGTGACGTGTTTTATTCTTGTCCCCTGAAAATTCGAACATCAAGGCAAATGATGTGAATTCTGCATCAGCTTTTTCAGTCAAAACACCCGTCTGAGCATCTTTGATTTCACCCAAAATCTTAGTCGCAAACATTTCAATAATGTGAGAGATTTTGAATTTCCCTTCATACCCTTCGTTTGAGTTCATGAAGTGATAATCGATATCGTCTGCTTTGATTGGTGTTGATTCACCCTTTGGATCCAATGTCAATTCCATTGCTCCAGGAAAGCGGAAAATTTCATCGTAAGCAATCACTCCATCTGCACCGATTGATTTAATTGGCGCAACGTGAACATTTTTCAAACCAAAGGTTACTTTATTTTCTTGAGTCATGTCATTCCTCCTTAGTATAGATAGACCGTATAAGACTTGACATAGAGTCTTTCAGTCTCGATAAATGTTTCTTCTTGAACATCGAAAAAGAGCTCATGGGTTGTCCACAGCTCTTCCAGACGTTCTTCCAAATCTTCATCCTTACTCTCAAAAGCCAGCTCAACCGTCACGCTCTTAATCTGATGATTAACCGTGTTGTCAGCTGCATTGATGACTGGACTTGATTCATAATAGACCATGTAAGGTAGGTCAGGAGCGTTCCCAGTTTTAAACGCTCGATAGGTGACAGGCAGGTTTACCTGTTCCAAAATAGCAGCAAAGTCTGATAGATTCATTTCCCAATCTCCTTGATACGCTTCTCAAAGTTTTCTTTAACTTTCTCCTCAACAGGTTTAATATGTGGAAATGCCCGACTACGACCGCCATTTCTCAAAACATGTCCATTTTCTAGTAAGTGAGTTAAACGATAGGTTGGAGCCGCGTTGTATATGACGTATGACCCCTTAGCATTTTTCTTGAAGCGCCAATTTCTAGCATACTTTCCATAACGTTTTGGACTAGTCGCTTTTAATTCCGTAACGGCTTCGTTTACAACGTCCTCAGCAATCAGATCAATCTTATCTTCTACCTCAGCAGAGTACTCTGCCATTGCCTTTGCAATTTCATTCGATAAATCACTTGTTAAGCTCATTTCAACACCTCTGACAAAGTCAACTCTAAAATTTCAGAATCGATAGGATAGGTTTTCAAGATGCGATATTGCTTGCCTTCAAACTTCGCAAACTCCTGATTCTCATACTCAAAATTTCGAATCTCAACGACCAAGCTCGGTTTTAGCCCCGCTTGGTTCGCCTGATAAAATTCAGAGCGAGTAACCCTCTTTTTGCGACATAAGAGAGTAACTTCAACATCTTCAGAGATTGATTGTAGTAACTTGTCCTTACCTGTGACTTTCTTAGAGATCAGCGTGATTTCATGATTCCACATTCTTGACCTCTTTCTTTGATGCTATCTGTAAATTATGCAGTCGCCATTGAAGGTGACGTGGCATGTCCACCCCACCCTCATAGCGATAAGCAGCATAGTCAACGATAAACATTTCATGGTCAGCACGCTCACCGACAAGCTCGATACCGAGGTTATCGGTCAATTCAGTGATGACACTTGAAATGATTTTTTCTAACGGCTTGTCTCTCAAGCTGGTTGAAATACCCAGCTTAAGCTTCAGCAATTCTAAAAGCTGACCTTCATCCATGCTTACTCCTCAACTTCCTTAGCAGGCTCTTCAGCAGTTTCCTCAACTGTTTCCTTAACTGTTTCTTCCTGCTCAACTGCGGGCTCTTCCTTAACTTCTTTTGTTTCAGGATCTGGTTTCTTAGGCTCATCATCTCCCAAAATCTCAAGGAAGATAGAGCCAGCAGTGTTAGAACCAGTCAAAAGGCCATTGGTAAAGCTATCTGTGGGCTCATATCCTTCACGAGGAAAGATATCGCCAACAGCATAGTCATGTTTTTCAGGATCAGCCAAGTCCTTGAAAGGACGAATTACTTTATAGCTCATACGCTACCTCCTTAAGCTACTGCGTCAGTGTAAGTTCCGAATACCCCAGCATCTTCATCTGTCTTCTTGATATCAAAACGAAGGTATGATGCAAGGTTCTTACCAAATTTATGATTATCTTCCCAATTCACGGTCAATTCCATACGGTCAAACAATGTAAGGAAGTATTCGACATCACCGATGAAGAATTTCATCTCACCTTCTTGACCTAGTAGTGTATCTTCAACTGGATAAATTGTTTTACCTGAGAATGAATATCCAGTTGGTGAAGTGATGTCGGGCTGCATCATGTAACGGCCATCTTTGTCCTTAATCTTATCCAGTGCATTGAACATGGTATCTGTAACAACAAGTGATTTTTTGTAGACAGATGAAATTTTAGTGTTTAAAATGTCTTTGATTCCATCAAGTCCACTAGCGTTTACAACTTTTGCAGATTTCATAACATCCGCAACAATTGCCAATTTTGTTTGTTCGTCTTGGTCTTGGATATCTTCTTGAAGGATTCCAATGAGATCGTATTGCGCATCTTCAATCGCTTCACGAGAAATAGGAAGTTCACCACGATAAGTCTTGATTTTGTAATCAACTTCAGTGATTTTTGTTTTTCCTAATTCTGGATTTTCTTCAAGCTCACCAACTTCTGTCATCTTACGATTTGATTTTTTCAGAACTGGGTAAGTACCTGAACCACTTGTTACTTTGACAATATGAATAAGGTTGAGCAATGGGTTCTGACGTTCAGGTGTTTTTTGTGGTTCCAAAACCTCTTTCGGAATAATCGCTCCTACATCTGTTGTTTTAACACCTGTGCGTTTTTGTCCACGAGAGCGGATGAATTCTAGTACTGCGTCACGTTGTTCCAATTTTTGTCCTCCACGATGTTCTTTGCTTGGATAAGTCGGTGCCTTACGATTCAGTTCTTCAACTTGATTTTTCAAATCTTCAATTTCTTTTTCAAGTTGTTCTTTTTCTGATTCCTTTTCATCCAATTCTTTTTGGATGTCTTCAAGGTTCTTTTCAACTGCTGAAACTTCTTCATCATTTCCAGCTTGTTCCAATTTAGCAGCTTCAAGTTCTGAGCGCTTGTTCAATTCTTTGATTGATTCTTCAAGCTCTACCACTTTGTCTGCTTTGTTGCGCATACGAGCGCCTAAAATCAATGATTTGTGCATAGATTAAATTTCTCCTTAATTTCTTTCTTGCGCTTGTCCAGCGCTTCACGATTGGCACGCTGTTGACTTTCAAAGTCTTTCTGTCGTGCAGCAATTTCCGTTTGCGGATAGGCTGGGAAAGTACATGGACTCACTTCAAAGATTTCTAATTCTAAGATAGTGTCCAGGTACGAACCATCTGCTTGCTCTTCCGTGTTGATTTTGATTGGGATAAAACCAAAGCTACATCCAATCACATCGCCACGCTGAACACGAGCATAGGCTCCGACAGCTTGCGGATCATCTTTGTTGATAATGATGTCCCCGTAAAGTCCGATTTTATCAACTCCCAAAATGACCGTTCCATTACCAGTCCGACCAAGCACCAAACTATCATCATGGTTAAATAATGCCCTGATGTCAGCTCCTTTGATGGCTTTTTCAACACCCTCACGCTTGATTACCTCAAAGTAGCCTGGCCATAATTCAGTAACTTCATCAAACTTGATAAAGTACCCACTCAAAATCAAATCACCGCTGTCAGCTTCTTCTCGTGTTTGAAATTGAGTGGGCATATAAGCCTTACGTTTCTGCATCAGTATTTCCTCCTTCCTTATTTAATTTGCTCTGATTGCCTAGCTCGCCTTGTGGCAAATAGTTTTCAAGAACAATGATTTCATCCATTTCAGGATCAGGAGTCATTCCAACCCAATCACGCCACTCATTCCTACGCATAGCAGCATTACTAGTCATCTGCCTTGCGACAGTAGATAGCTCTGTAATGTCATAAGAGTAAAGCGATCGTGGGTTGAACTTGAAGTAACGATTACTTGAAATAAGTAAATCTCTTGTAAGAGTCTGTGTGATTGTTGTAGCAATACTCATGACTGTAGTATTTACAAAATTGTTGTATTCAACCTTGTCGAATTTTCCAACTCCCAAAATAAAAGCTGGAACTCCCAAAAGTCCAGCAACTGTTTTTTTGTCAATTTCAACAGATTCATTGATAGCGATATCTTTTAAACTTAATGGCTTGACCTGTTCGACACTCAACAAAGCATCAGGAATAATCCACGGCTCACCTGCCTGACTTGTTGTTAAGTATTTCTTGGCGACCTTGTCTCGCCCCTCTTGCGTGCCCAACTCTCCATTCGAAGAATCAACCTTAACAATCAGGCTAGGAACGTTCTTTCCATTCATAAATCCTTTTTTGATTTGAGTAGCAAGGTTTAAATTCCTAACAATATCCCTCAGAGCAAGCCTGTAGCCAGTCCCTATAAATGGATTATCTGGATCTGGGTTGATTACAAAGTGCACGATTTCGCTTGGGTTGTAGTCGATACCACGATAATTCACGATATAACCAACATCATCACTTTTGAAAGAAACTTCACTCATAGAGAATGGTCTCAGGTTCAAAATATAATCATTCACAGGATCATACTCAACATGAAGAACTGAGTTTCCGTCACCGAATAGCAACAGGTCACGCACAATCTTGAAAATCCAAGTTTTGCGAGTCATATTGTCGCATGGGTTTACATCAATCTTTCGAGCCAGTCCGTCTTTTATTCGGATATCGCCTTTGTCGGTATTCTCCATCAAATGAATGGTCATATTTGATACCATGTCAGCAATCTTATTGACCGCAGCAATTACATCAGGATTTCGAGCCAAAGGCACATAGCTATCACCGTCAATATAAAGCCCAAAATCTGAATGAGTGATAACATTCGTTCCGCTTCGACTCTTACCACGTTTCAAAAACCTATCTAAAAGCCCCATCTTTTCTCACCTCCTTTCTATTCACGATTATCTCTTTCTCAGTCTGTCCAATTCTACAATGTTCTGGATTAACTTTAGGATCTAATATTGATAGCTCTAGCTGGAAAGGGTTGTCCAGTGGTAAAAAAATATCTTTCATATCCAACCTAATCAAAGAAACTCATGACATTCTGATTCTTGCCAAGGTTGGCAAGAGCCTGAATGCAAGCAAAAACGCTGGCATCGAACAAGTCAATTCTTGCAGTACCACCGTCACCGTCTAACTTTTCATATTGCACAGCATCGTCCACCTTTTCAATAGCTCTAACATTACTCACGCAGTATTCATAAGCATCAGAATGAAGATAGTAAAACTCTTTATTCTTAACTTTAAACTCAATCCGTCTGAATCCCTCTGATTTCAGATAAAATAGCTGAGGTTGGTCAATCATCTTGAACCGAGCTTGTTTCATCTTGGTCAGGAACTCACGACCAAACTTCCTATCCATACCGACAGCAGCAATCTTGAACCCTTTCTCTCTCATCTTGATGAACCATTTGACAATATCATCATAGAGTACGGTCGGAGTATTGCTCATAGTCAACCAACCATCAGACTGCCAACCGAAAAGTGGTATTCCATCGTCATTGGCTTTCTTTTGGGCATTGACACGAGGAAAGAAAGCGTGTGTAATACAAATATCAACATCTTTCTCACCATCATGATAGACACCATAAAGAGCAGCAGCTGTCAAGTCGTGCAACCTTGACAAGTCAGCACCACCATACCATTGGATTGGCAAGCATGCCAGCTCCTCTAAGGTCCAATCGTAACAACTGTCTGAAGCAATAAACTCATCAGGATTGAAATAAGCGTTCATTGAGTTTGTAAAGACATTCAAAGTCTTGTTGAAGAACTCATTCCTAGTCTGTGGATCATTCATAGCTTGCTCTGCTTCCGCTCTCAAAGCAGGCATGGACACCGTGACACCCCAAGACGGATTTGCCATCTTCAAAACATTATCATCAAGATAGTCACCAACATCGCCATCCGTTGTCTGATTGGCTTTACAAATAAAGATAAATAAAGCCTCATCCTGTACCAACTGCTTGAGCACTTTCTGACAGTATTTTAAGCGATTAGCAAGAAAACCTGTTGGAATATCCCCCGCTGTAGAGATAACAAAAAGCATACTGTTACGGTATGCTGACATTGTTTTCTTCATAAGACCATACTTCTTAGAGTTTCGCATGGTGTGAGCTTCATCGATGACCGTGACATTGCCATTGAGAGAGTCCAAACGGCTCTCATCATTGGCCAATGCCTGAATATAGAATGACCCATCGTCTCCAAAATTAGCTGTGATAGAGTGTTCTTGGTTATTGTCCTTGATACGGATAGATTTGTCATTCCATCGTTCCACGTTGAACTTGATGAAATTAAAGGCTTCCAGTGCTTGCTTGACAGAGTTGGCCACGATATAGCATTTTGAACCACTATCAGCATCCAAAATCTGATAAAGCAGAGCAATAGCAGCAGTAAAACTGGTTTTGCCGTTTTTCCGTGCCAGCATTATTAAGGCTTCCTTGAACCTACGCTCGTTCGTACCAGCGTGATAGAACCCAAAGAGATTGACAACCGTGAAATGTTGCCACGGTTGCAAAATCAAAGGCTTGTTACGGATAGACATGGCAAACATGTCATCTCCTTGCTGATGAACAATTGAGTTCTCAATGAAGTGAACAGCAAAATCCACTATATCCTCATCAAGCTCATATGCTGGATTTTCCAAATCCCTCAAAAAGCGTTCAGCAGCCAAAATCCGTTCTTCGTTATGTTCCTCTTGATAGCTCAGGACATAATCAACATAGGCTTTAGCTTTTCCAAGATTGGTTGTAGCGTGGCGAAAATCGGCAAAACGTTTTTCAAAGTCTTTATCCATCTTTCACCCGCTTCTTTTTCAGTTCATTTTTGAACTTCATAACCTCTGTTAGTGGTGAGCCTTTGTCCTGCTCGACCACCTCACCCAGTGATTTTGGGTTAAGCATAAGCTGATTCGAATAGCTCAAGATATCTTTCCTGAGTATTTCCATCGCGGTTAAGATTGGAACTTTGCGCTCATTCTCAGCACCAGCCTTATTGACGTAGGTGTCTG